GAAAGTTTACCTGAAGATGAAAGAACACAACTTAATTTTGATACATTTAAAATTAGTTATGTTAAACCGTCAGTAAGAAAAACTTTCGATAGCAAAAAACTTCAAGATGAAGATATTGAAACATATAATAAATATCTTAGAGAAACAGAAGTTAGTGCGACAATTAAGTTCATTTAGGAGAAAATATGAAAATATGGTTATATGGTAAACCATTTAGTGGTAAAACTACATTTGTTAGTGGAATACCTAACTCAGTAATTTTATCTACTGATGGAAATGCAAAAGGTTTATTCAAAGATGAAAACATAGTACCAATTAAAACAATTGATGATGTAAATACATTTATTGCAGATTGGCAAAATGGTAAATATAAAGGAAAAGATACTATCATTGTTGATGTTCTTGAATATTTATATGACATCATTAGAGAATATACTTTAGAAAAGAATAATATAAGTTATGAGTCAGATTTAGGTTATGCAAAAGGTTGGAGACTTGTAAGTGATGCAGAGTGGTTTACATTTAGTAAACTTGCAAGATTATCTGATAACATAGTATTTATATCTCATGAAGATGAGTATACTGAAGTTTCTACAATTGGTAAAGAAACTACAAAATATAGACCAGCATTAGCACCTAAATTACACGACAAAATGACTGGGTTAATGACTATAATGTGTAGAGCAGTAGTAAAAGATATTAAGTTAAATGATACTATTACTAAAAAATATTATATCTCAATAGGAGATAATAGTGATGAACTTAGTGGTACAAGACTTAAATTAAAGTCTACCAAAATTGAAAGTTCATGGGAAAATTTTATGAATAACATTGAAAAATAAGGAGGAATAAAAAATGTTAGACGAATTAAATGAAATATTTATGGAAGTAAAAGATGATGAATTATCATATGAAAATCTTCCAGATGGAGAATATTTAGCAATTGTTACTGGTGCTGAATATAAAATGAGCAAAAATGACAAACCAATGGTACAATTTAGTTTTAAAGTTACTGAAGGCGAGTTTGAAGGTAGAACACATAACAAGTTTATGATGCTATGTGGTAAAGACGAAACATCATTAAAAGGTAACCTAACTAGATACGGTAATGAAATTAAAAAATATGGAATTGTTGCTACTTCAATTGAAGATAGTTTTGAACAATTAAAGAAAATTACTAACACAGAAGTTAAAATTAAGATTAGTACATCTGATAATGGTTTCACAAATACTTCTGTTGAATTAGTATAATGTTAGTACTCGATTTTGAAGTATTAAAATATGATTGGTTAGTAGTTATTTATGATACAGATAAGAAAACATATACTGATATTATAAATGACAAAAAAGCATTAAAAGACTATTATGAACAACACAAAGACAATTTATGGATTACATTTAATGGTAACCATTATGACAATTATATCTTAAAAGCAATATTAAGTGATGTTGACCCATATATTGTTAGTAACTTAATAATTGCTGAAGGTAAACAACCTTGGCAAGTTGCTAGAACAATGGGAATAAAAAATATTCAGCTTCATACTTGCGACTTAATGATAGATATGAACCATGTATCACTTAAAGAATTAGAAGCTTATATGGAATTATCTATCGAAGAAAGTTCAATCGATTTTAATCTTGATAGACCATTAACAACTGATGAGATTAATGAGTTATTAAAATATTGTCGACATGATGTTGATGCTACAGTTAAATTATTAGAAACAAGAACGGGTTATTTAAAAAGTAAGTTCATTCTTGCAAAATTATTTAATTTGAGTGATAAATTATTAAGTATGACATCTGCACAAATTGCATCATTAGTTTTACAAGCTAAACGAATTGATAGAACATCTGATGCATTAGTATATAATTTTCCAGATACTTTACAACTTAATAAATATACAGATATGTTGGACATGTACAAGAAAAATCCATTAAACTATGAAGAAAAATGTATCACTGATATTGCAGGTGTTGAACATATATATGCATGGGGTGGATTGCATGGAGCAATACCAAACTTTAGATATAAAGGCGAAATGTGGCAAATAGATGCAACATCATACTATCCAACAATGATACTTCAATACCAATATATTAGAAACATTAGCGATTTCGAACATTATAAATATATTTATAATACTCGAGTTGAGATGAAAAAGAAAGATAAAGTTATTTCAGACGCATTAAAGTTAGTACTTAACAGTACATTTGGTGCTATGAAAGCTCCATTTAATGATTTATTTGATGAACATATGGCTAATCAGATTTGTATATCTGGACAATTATTTATCACTGATTTAATAGAACAAATTGAACCATATTGTAAGTTAGTACAAACAAATACTGATGGTATTTTAATTATTCCTTATGATAAAGGAAAGATTGAAGAAGAATTAGCTAAGTTTGAAAAACGTACAAGAATTAAGTTTGAGATTGATAAGTGTATAGGTGTATGGCAAAAAGATGTTAATAATTATATTATTGAGTTTGAAGATGGACACGTTAAAGCAAAAGGCGGTTATGTAGGACAATATAATATAGTTAAAGGTTTAAACTACAGAAATGTTACTCGTATTTGTGATATTGCTATTGTAGATTATTTCACAAAAAATATACCTGTAGAGAAAACTATTAATGAATGTGATGACATATTTAAGTTTCAAATTATTACAAAAACTGGTGGTACATATTATGATACAATTTGGAAGTCAGCTGATGGAGAGATTATTGTTAATAAAGTTAATCGTGTTTATGCAAGTAAAAACAAAAAACATGGTAACTTAGTTAAACTTAAAAAAGTTTCTAATGGTGATATAAGACGAGATAGTGTTGCTAATTGTCCTGAACATTGTGTTGTTGATAATGATAATAAATTAACAATTGATAAAATTGATAAACAATGGTATATCGATTTTGTTAAAAAAAGAATTAATGATTATTTAGGAGAGTAACATGAAAATATATGAAAATGAGACTATTCAAGAAGTCTATAAAGAATTAATCGAAGATTTAAAATCTTCAGAAGTAGTAGGAAATACTAAAGAGATAAATAATTGTTGTTTAGTAGTTAATAAACCAACTACAGATAACTTTTATCTACCATATAGAAGTGTATCTGAAAGATATGCAAATGGCGAGCTAGAATGGTACTTTACTGGTAATAATAAAGTAGAGTTTATTAAACAATATGGTTCAATGTGGGAAAGATTATCTGATGATGGAGTAACTAATAACTCAGCATATGGTTATATACTTATGAAAAAATATGGTTATAACCAGATAGAACAAATCATTGAGTTATTAAAGAAAGACCCTACATCAAGAAGAGCTGTATTAAATATTGAAGACCCTACATTAAATAAAATTACTACTAAAGATTATCAATGTACAGTTGCTCTACAATTCTTATTACGTAATGGTAAATTAGAAGAAACAGTTATTATGAGAAGTAATGATGTATATTTTGGTTTACCATATGATTATATTTTCTTTGAAACATTAGGTGAATATATTGCTTCTGAATTAGGAGTTGAGTTAGGAACATATACTCATTTTTCAGGAAGTATGCATATGTATTTACGTGATGAAGAAAAGTTTAATGAAAAAGAAAATACACCAATCAAAATAGATAAACAAAGAGTGTTAAGTCTATATAAAAAGGAGAAATAATATGAGATATAAAAATGTACATAATTTAGTAATTGAAGGACCTGATGGAGTAGGTAAATCAACACTATTAAGAGGTATCTTAAAGAAATATAATTATATGTATGCTGTTTATGATAGAGGCGAAATATCTAACTATATTTACGCTAAAAAATATAACAGACCATATTATGTTACACAAAATGGACTACCTTTTCTATATATTGTGTTACTTTGTGACCCACTTCAATTAATGCAAAGAATAACTGAAAGAGCAAAAAAAGAAAATTGGAGTAAAGAAGCTTTAGATGAAGAACTTACAAAGATTAATGACTCTGAATTATTTGCAGAAGCTGCTAAACAAATGAGTACACAATTTGATATAGTAACTATTGATACTACTTGTTTATCTGAAGAAGAAGTATTAAATGAAGTTGATAAAATATTGAAAGAAAGATTTGCAAGTATTCCATGTGATGAGACACTATCTAAATGGAATGAGAAATATAAAGTTGCATGTGAGATGTTAGGTAGAGACTTTAAAGTAATAGATAACCAACCATATATAGATGGTATACCTATAAATGTTGAAAGTACTCTACATAATGGAGTATATGAAACATTCAGTGATAAATCTACACCTGATAATTTTATATATACATTATCTTATGGAAAAGAAAGAATTGATTGTCCTAAAGATACTGACTTCCAATATATTATCAATAGTAAAATAAATAAACGTGCAGAAGTTTATGATTATTACAAAGCTTTTGCAGATGCTGGAAAATCATGTATTGTATCTAATTATGAGACAATTCCTCATTATGAAGGATTTGAAAGATTTGATAGAATATTTGGTGATGAGTACTTAAATATTATTGCTCGAGCAAATGCTACAGTTTATACTGCAAGAGAGTTAGAATATTTAAAACTACAAACAGCAAGATTATATGAAGCTATTATCGCAAGAAATATCGTGTTTGTTGATAGTTTATCAGACAAAGATAAAGAAATGTTGACTCAAATACATCAAAACAAAGAGTTAATTGATTTATTAACTGTTACTCCCGATACAATTATTGGTAAATATGATACTATAATGAGTGATGATAACTTAAAAGAAAGTATATTAAATAATCAGCATGAATATTTCACTAGATTATTAAAGAGGAACAAAAGATGAAAATAAGAGTAATAAATAATATAAATAAAGATGCAAAATTACCATCAAGAGCACATTATAATGATGCAGGTGCAGATGTATTTACATTAGAAGATATAACATTAGAACCACATGAAACAAAAACTATTGGTTTAGGTTATGGTATTCAATTACCTGATGGAGTAATGTGTTGCACATTCCCTAAAAGTGGTTTATCTTCCAAAGGAATAATCTCTCAAATTGCGCCTATTGATAGTGGCTATACTGGTGAGATACATTGCACATTAACTAACACAACAAATAATCAGTATCAATTTAATAAAGGCGATAAAGTTGCACAATTAGTAATTATACCAATATTACTTTGTGACTTTGTTACTAGTCTTGGTGATGAGCGTGGAGACAATGGCTTTGGCTCAACAGGTAAATAATGATAATTAACTTAATATTATATTTGTTAATGATATTATTACCTTGGAGTATAGGTAAGTATTGTCTAGGTATATTATTATTTAGACTACTTATCTATATACTCACTTATGATAATTTAGAAGATTATTTTTATAGGAGGATGAAATAAATGGAATGGGAAATATTAGATACAAATTATATATCTAATTTATTAGAACAAGTATATACTGAAAATGATAATAAATTAAAGTACATTAAAGACAAATCAAAACGTAGAGGTTTTGAGTACTTAACTCTTCAAGAGTATAATTATATCAGAACATTAAATGGTTTAAAATCAGTTAGTATTAAAAATGTCTCTAATTTATTATTCGAATTAGTTATTACTTATTCTGATATTTATAATGAAACAAAAATATCTAGACCAATGTTATCAATGATATTACGTGGTACTAGAAACACAACTATAAAAGCATTAAGAAAGATTTGTACATGTATATCTAATAAAAATCCAAAGATTGATAAATCATTAATTATGGAGGCATAATATGAACATATTTGATAATACTAACTGTATACCTCTAAATGATAATAAATCACCTAAACAAAAGAAAATTGAACCAAGTTTATTCTATGATTTAGATGCTACTGAAGATAATATTGGTTGGATTGTTCAGTCAGGTTATTGTTATCTAGATTTTGATGATAGTAGTTATGGTGATATATTTTTAGAAATAGTTAAAAATATGAAACTAAAAACTATTATGATTGAAACAACTAGAGGAAGACATTTTCTATTTAAAACAGACAAAGAAAAATATAAAGACTGGACTCATCTAAATATTTGGTGTGGATTACTTTGTGATAGTAAAGGTAATGGTACTAATGAAACTAGAACTAAATATGAAGTAATAAAATTAAAAGGTAAATTAAGAAAACAAACTCCATTAAATTGTACAAGTTTAAGTGAAGTAGATATATTACCTAAATGGTGTTATGGTTCTACTAAAGCACAATTCTTAAGATTAAAAGAAGGCGAAGGTAGAGATACAACATTATATAATTATATTGTTACTTTAATGAAAAATGGTTTTAGTAAATCAGAAGTAATTGCACTATACCAAGATGTAGTCATGAAAAGTGTTTTATATGATAAGTTTGATAAAGCACAAGAAATTAAGTTTTACGATGATAGATGCTATGACAACGTACAACTTAATAATGGAAAAAATAAATTAAAATATTATGAAACGTCAGATATGTTCATTGAAAGATATAATATAGTTAGTAACAACAATCGTCTTATTTTCTACGATGAGATAGAAGATAGATACACAATTAATGATGCATTGTTGGAAAAATATATACTTAATGATTTAAGTAGTTATGATACATTAGCAAGTCAGAGGAAAGAATTAATGACTCAAATTGAACTTAAAGCTGAGAAAAAAGAATTAAACAGATATTATATTATTCTTAAAGATAAATTATATAATATCTTTACAGGTGAGTTATTAGACATCGATAGAAATATCTTATGTGTAATTAGATATAATTACTCATTTATGGATGATACTCACATTAAACAATATGAAGAAAAAAATGGTAAAGTTAAACAATTTATAGATTTTTGTTCTTGTAACAAAGATAATGTACGTACTCAATTATTTGAAATGATAGGCTGTGCATTAGTACCAAATGTTTTATTCCAAAAGGCATTTATACTTTTAGGTAGTGGTGGTAATGGTAAGTCAGTATTATTATCATTATTAAAAAATATTATGGGTATGTGGTGTAGTAATGTAAATCTTAAAGACTTTAATAACTTATTTAGTTTAGCAGATGTCTTTGATGGTTTATGTAATATTGTCGATGATTTAGGCAAGAATAAATTGGAAGATACAGATACTTTTAAAACTATTGTAGGTGGAGGAAGTTATAATGTATCTAAAAAATATGCTCAACCTTATACTGCTACTAGTATGAGTACTCAAATAATTGCTTCTAATGAGATGCCTCACTTTAATGATACATCTGAAGGAATTATCAGACGTCTACAATTTATCGATTTTGATGCAAAAGTAAATAAACCTAACATTAATTTACTTTACGAATTATTGGAAGACGAAGAAGGAGTATCATGGTTAATTACTAAATCTCTAATTGCATGGAGAGAAGCATATGAGGTAGGACATTTAACTACATCAGAAGAAAGTAACTTATTGTTAATGAGATACAAATTAGACATAAATAGCTCATTAGACTTTATATTAGATACATATGTACCAGAAGAGTATGTTATTAAAGATGCTAATGAGAATATAATATCTTTTGACTTATCTAAGATAGACATTGATGGTTTGTCATTTAAAGATATTTATGCTAAATACAATCTATGGTGTATCGAGAAAAATAAAGTTGCTAAAAATACTAATAACTTTGCTAAACAATTTAATAAAACAGTTGAACCATACTATGAAATATTTGCAACAACTAAATATGAGAATGGTTCTCGTAAAAATATAAGAATGTACAGGAGAAAATAGTATGGAAGAAATAAGACATAAAAATATTATTTATTTGACAGACATCTCTGAGTTAGGAGGAGTAGAAACTTATGTTTATGAACTAGCAAAAAAGTTCAAAGACTATGACATTGCTGTTGTATATAAGTCTGCTCATCCTTCTCAGATTAAGCGTCTTAGTCAATATTGTTATACATACAAACATACTGGACAAAAGATAATTTGTGATGTTGCGATTATCAATTACGATAGCTCCATTATAGATTATATTACCAAAGATATTTGGAGTGACAGGCTAACTCCTGGTGATACGAGAGGTATATATCAAACAGTGCATGCAGACTATACAAATCCAGCATATAAAGTTATACCTCATGATAAGCGAGTTAAGACATATTTGTGTATAACTAAATATATATTAGAGACATATAGCAAACTTATTGGAGCAACTAATTGTGAGTTATGTTATAACCCATTAACTATCGAAGAAGAAAGTAAACCATTAATATTATTAAGTGCTACAAGATTAAGTCCAGTTAAAGGTAAAGATAGAATGATTAAATTAGCTCATGCTTTAGATGCTAAGAAAATAAATTATATCTGGTATGTATTTACTAATGATAGGAATGCGATAAATAGTCCTAATGTAGTATATATGAACCCACGTTTTGACATCTCTCGATGGATACAACAAGCAGACTATGTTGTACAATTATCAGATACAGAAGCATGTTCATATACTATTAATGAAGCACTTTATCGTAACATTCCTATTATAGTTACACCTTTACCTTATCTTAGAGAGATAGGTTATCGCGATGGAAAGACAGGTTATACTTTAGATTTTGACTGTTCTAATATAGACGATGTAGTAAATAAAATATTAACTAAACCTGTATTTAAGTTTAAACATCTTAAAGATAATTATGATAATATTTTAATTAAATCTAAATCTCAATATTACGAAGAAGTTCTAAGACCAGTTACAGTTAAAGTTACTATTAGTCAAGGTTATACAGACTTAATGATGGGTCGTCATGTAAGTTATGGAGAAATTATTGAAAATGTACCTATTGGAAGAGCAAGAGGACTTGTTACTTCTAACTTAGTAGAAATTATTGAAGGAGAAAATAATGATGGAAATTAAAGATATTGCAGAATATGAAGAAACAGATAGCGAATTAGCTAAGTTTACTATTAGTGAACTACACAGAAAATTAACTAGATACAAAAAGGAAAATAATAAATATAAGAAAACTATTACTGAAGCTCTAGACTTAATACATGAGAAATTAAAAAGTACTAGTGCATATACTTTATCTAATAAAGATATAGAAGTATTATTGGTAATATTAGAAAGTGCGATGTAGTATGAGTAAAATACCTAAAGTGATACATTATATCTGGTTAGGCAGAGGAGAAAAAGACAAACGAACTAAACATTGTATAGAAACATGGAAACAGTTCTTACCAGATTATGAGATAAAAGAGTGGAATGAAGACAATTTACCTATGGATGAGTTGGGAGATTTCTTTACTCAAGCTTATGAAAATAGAAAGTGGGCATTTGCATCAGATGTCGCAAGGTTATGGGCATTATACACTGAAGGCGGTATTTATATGGACACTGATGTAGAAGTATATAAATCTTTGGATGAGTTCTTAGATTGTGATGGGTTTACCGGTTTTGAAGATGTACACTATCCTGTATGTGCAACAATGGGAGCGATTAGAGAAAATCCTATTATTGGTATGATGTTAGATTATTATAAAGCTAGAGACTTTATAATGTACGATGACTGGAGAGATTATATTAAATATCAAGAAACTAGTACATGTGTATACTCTAACATATTATCTCTTATGGGAATTGATAGAGATAAAAATGTAGAGCAACACATTAAATATTTTTCAGTCTATCCTCAAAGTTATTTCTTCACTAAAGACGAAGGTTATACATATCATAGTTTTAATGGGAGTTGGTAATATATGAGACGAGACATCGATAATTATTATTTAGATATTGCTGAGACAGTAGCTGAAAGAAGCACGTGTTTGAAGCGTCATTATGGAGCTGTAATAGTATCTAACACTGGAGGTATTATTTCTACAGGTTATAATGGCTCACCTAAGGGTTTACCAAATTGTATCAATTGTGGTAAGTGTTATCGTGAAGGCTGTCCTCGCGGTACAGGTTACGAGAATTGTGTATCAGTTCATGCTGAACAAAATGCGATTATGTGTTGTGATAAGGACAAACTTAAAGGTAGTACTCTTTATCTTGTAGGTGTAGAACCATATGGAAGTGATGCTGTTTCTATAGCTGCAACAGAGTTATTTGGACCAAAATATGTTGAAAATCCTGATTGTTGTAGTCTTTGTAAACGTATGATTATCAATTCTGGTATCAAATATGTTATCATCCGAGTTAGTAAAAATGACTGGAAATGCATCAAAGTTAAAAATTGGACTATCGACGACATCATCGGAGGTTATTAAATCTTTACTCAAAGTTTACAGATTTGTCACTTTTCCATAAAAACTTTACAGATTTTGTGTAAATGTATTATATGTATTTAATGTATTTAACGTCCGGTGCATTCTGGTATA